TTTGACGAGTGCGCTTATATAATTACCTGTTTCTAGTCCCATAACCTATTCCTCAAAAGTATCCAGAAGTGTTCATTACGCGCATCTCTGAACCCGAATGCCTGTCCTTGTCGTCTTGTTCCTGAAGATCGTTGATGACCTGACGCATTCCTCTTTCCCACAGTGCTACTCTCTGATCGTTCATCAGGAATGGTTCAGCCTGGAGAAGAGTGCCGTAGAGGTAGAGGTCCGGTGCGTTTAGGATAATCCAGTTGGTTGTTGCGGCATCGCTGAGCGCATCGAATGCTTTGTAGTACGTCATGTCGTAGGTGTACGCCCCATCCGGTGTTGGGCCGAAGAGGAGATTGTCACCTACTATCGTATAACTGTTGGGCTTCGCTGAAGTGCTTCCTGACCGTATCCGATACATTATCTCTGGGGTAATGTAGGATAGAGAGACCACAGGACTGGTCGTCAGGTGTATCTCTCGCATCTGAAGGTAGCCGGTAGGAAGCGCATCTGTCTTCGTACCACCGACAGTCGTATCCGATACGGTAGTCTCCATAGCACGAATACGCAACACTCTATTGAATGTTGCTTCGCACAGAGCTATAAACTCTGGGATTCTATCTGTCAGGTCGTCCCTGTCAAGCCAGTTGGCTACGGCTGTCTGGAGCGTACCGTAAGTGTTGATTGCCATTATCTACGAGATAAGAAGTAGATATGTTGATTCAGGATGGAATAATCCTCCTGAGTATAACCTGCTTGTCCTGGTCTGTATAGCCACATAACTATATCCTCGTTGGTGTCGTCCTGAAGTATTTGTTGTCAGGATCGTTGAGATATTTCTTCAATACCTTCGGGTCTTTCTGTAGTTCACCGTTTGTTTCCTTCATCCAGTTTTCCCACACGTTGAATGGGATAGACGCTACCCGCATACCACTGTACTGCTTTCCTGGTGTTAGGGTAGAACCGTAGGAGTTCAAGTCAATCTTGTTCTCCTCTATATTAGGTTGGACATCCTGTATAGTATTAGCTGTGAAGGTGCCATCTGGTTCCGCATGGAATCTGGTCGGCCTGAAGGAGTCCCAGTTCATGACGGTAGTGATCCTCGATCTTTCATAAGCTCCATAGCCTCCTTAAGAACATTGTCCTGATGCTTTTCAGAATCAAACTTACGCTCTTTGGGAGCGGCCTTTGGTTTGAGAGCTTTTTTCAAATCTTTCTTTGTTGTCATATTGTTTCCTTAAAAGGTAGGGTGGCCGAAGCCACCCACCCTATACAACTAATTAGGCATCTTTCACGCCAATGACTGAGCCTGAAGACTCGCCATTCTTTGCGCGGAGACCGTACTCAGCAAGCATCATCTGCTTTACTGCGTCACCGGTCTTTGCCAGATTCACCGTCTGGAAAGGACGGAGGTAAGAGATCGACCAGTAATCCCAGTCCATGACATATAACTGGTTACCGAGACAGAAACGATCAGGTACGAACTTGAAGGTTCCGAAGTCTGTCACAACAACGTCAACTGCGTTGATCGCGTGAGCAGGCTTGTCGCCTTTAGTCTCTGTCGTAAGGTCGGCCAAGGTGGCACCACCAAGTGCGCTGAGCTTCACCTTAAGTCCGGGATCACTGATAATGGTATCAGGAGACCCACCACGCTCATAGCAAGCCTTTACAGCAAGGTTCACCATGTTCATGGTAAGGACAACATCAGAGGTTGAAGGACTGGCAACTGAACTACCATTACCGGCGTTAGCAATACCCGCAGGTGTTGCATTCGATCCATCTATGATGTTGGAGTCACCGGCAGTGGAGTTGCCGAGCCAGGAATTGACGGCACCAGATTTACGAGCAAGTGTGGAGTTACCCGCAACTTTCAAGTCTTCACTGGTGAGCATCTTTTCCATGTCGCGCTTAATTTCTTTTGCGCGCTTCGCCATCTGGTAGGCTTGGCTTGAGCGTCTTCCGGCAAAATCGACTGCCTCTGCCGTACCTGTGGTTGCTACGGTTTTGAAACTGATCTGGGTATAGTTCCCATATCGAGTCGTTTCCGTAACGGCCAGTGCGCTCGGCACGTCGCCTTCAAGCTGTTGGTTAGCAGCCGCTGCGGCGAGCGAGTCTACTTGCCACTCAAACAGAGTGTTGTCGCAAGTATCCCGACCGCAACTGGACATAAACGGCGTATCCATTGGCGAGATGTTGTATATGATGTTGCTCAAATCTTCTCTAATGCCAATGGCACTAAAGGTAGACCGAGCATTCGTTAGCATAGTCATTGTTATTTCCTCTTATTATAGTTCAACAAAATCTTCAAACAGACCTGCTGCGTCAGTAACATGGCCAGTCTGTGCGAGACGTTTCATTCGTTCAGCACGCACTGCTTGCGCTTTATCGGACTTGTCTTTCTTTGCTTTGGTCTTTACGACTTTGGGCTTGTTCTTGACCTTCTTCTTGCGAACTTCTGTTTGCTTTCGGGTGAGGTCTTCGTAAGCCTTTGCCTGCATTAAGACAAGGATAGATCGGTGATCGACCAACTGTGACAGCTCTTCCTGGGTGTAGCCTTTGGAGATTGCAAACTCTGTAACCGATTTGGCTAACGCTCGCTGTGTCTCCGGTTCTGCCCACTGCGGCAGGATGTTGACCATCTTCTGGTGCTCTTCCTGCAATATAACTTGGTGCTGCTGTGCGTCCTCCTGTTGCTGCTGCTGAGAGGCTTCGGCGTGTTTCTGTTTCAACTGGTTGATCTGATCTTCGGCCTGACGGTACTCGTCACGCTTGGTCAGGTATTCTTCCCGGTCTTCAGTTTTCAGCCGTTCCCAATCAATATTGGCAAAGTTCTGGAGGTGTGAGTAGTTCGATTCGATTGCTGTTGCTACCGCATCTGTGTACTGTGCTCTTGCCTGCTGAGTCTGGGCGATCTCGTCCTGGAGGTGCTGCGCTCCCTGGTCCATCTGCCTTCGATATTCTGCAAGCTCCTGCGTTTTCTGAGTGTAATCCGATTGGCGAGAATAACCTCTGATGAGTTCATCTTCAGAGACTTCCATATCCTGTCCGTTTACCTTTACAGTATAGACCGTGGATTCTTCGACTTCCTCTTCTTCAGCTTCTTCTTCGTCTTCGGGCGATTCCTCTTCAGCCCCCTCTTCGACTTCTTCTTCAGTCTCTTCGGGTTCTTCAGATTCCTCTACGTCTTCAGTAGACGGTTGTTCCTCTTCCTCTTTCTTTTCTTCAACAGGTTCTTCTGCTGAATCCAAGAGGCTGAGTAACGCTTCCTGCGCGGTGCCAATGCTTGTTGGGTCTTCCGGCAGTTCTCCTACAATCTGTGGATTCTGTTGGGTGTCCACCATAATAAACTCCTATAAATGATATTCCTCAAGTTTCTTCGCCATTTCTCCAGTCTCTAAAATACTGGTTAGATGAAGGCGTAGCTGCCCAAGGAGTCGTAAGGATAGCCAGAGATGTTCCCTGGCCTCTGAATCACGGACACTGGTATTAAACCAAGAGTCCTTGATATTCTGTTCGAGCGTTTCAAACGACTCGATAAATAATTCGTTGTTTAGTAAACCTCTTGCGCGAATTAAACGCTGTTCGTCAACCAATAGCTACTCCTCTTCCTTGTTCCGCTTCTAATTGGAGTTCGGCCATTTTAAGTTGTGCATCTACTGCGTCTTTTTTCGCTTCCTGCTGCATCTTCTGTACCTTCACCTGGATATCCGCAGCCTTGATCTCAAGCTCTTTCTGCTTTAGTTGCATCTCGGCTTGCTCAAGCTGTTCCTGCGGGTTAGGTTGGGGTGGTACGGTAGATGGATCAGTCAGGAAATCATCTACATTCTGGAAGCCCATGTTCTTTACAAGAGCGGCTCCCATGTTGTACATATTCTGCTCGTTTACTATCTTTAACCCACCTCTCATGGCATCTCCCGCGAATTGCAGCATCGTTGAGAGGTGCATGAGCTGTTGGTCACGATTCCCGTTCCCTATACCGACGGACACTGTGCAGTCATACTGGTCGCGCCACATATCGGGACGTACGGGAACCCATTTGTTTCTTAACATTACTACTCGTTCATGGTCCTGATTCTTTAACACCAGTTCATAGATGTTCTTCATCAGTTCCTTTACACCGGTTTCAGCAAAGCATCGTGCAATAAGCTCTACCCTGGACTGTGCTGCCGTCATCGTTGCGTTGACAGCGGTAGCTGTAGTGTGGGATGTTAGAGCATTGTCGTTTAAGCCTTGGCTGTACTTGTTGACCCCGCTTCTGGATTCTCTCAGTTGGTCGAGGTAGCCCAACATTTCAAATGAGGACTTCTCCAGTTGTGGGGTCGCCAATGGCATAATTGCATTGGGAGATTTAACTCTGACTACGCCACCCGGACGTTGGGTGAGTAGGTCGTCAAGGTTGGCTTGGCCTTCGAGGACAGCGTACCTGCCGAAGTTCTGGTTGTACATATTGTCCATCAGGTTTCTCATCAGTGTACTCTTGATGAGCTGTATGTCCATGATGAGGTCGGCAATGGAGAGACCGAAGAACTTGTGCGGTATTTTGACAGGTGTGATGCTGACGAAAGGAATCCTGTCTATGGGTTCGTTGGCAAGAATCTTATCGCCAACAGAACAAATCTTTCTCAGCTCTGCAATACCGTCACCATCATAATCAATCTGTAGGAAGCTCTCATGCAGCCAGTAGTTCCGCAGCGCATCCGAATCACCGGAGTTGTCACCCCAACCTTGTGTGCTTGAGTCATCAAACTGGTAGCGCGCCAGACGTTCTGCATTGTAGGCCATCGTATCATCGCCACCACCTAGATCATCTGGATCGAGGTTTTCGTCTGGATACATCAACCTCAATTCAGAGAGAGTCTTCATCACTCTGTGGCAGGTAAACCGCGCATCTTCAATAGCCTTGGCTTCCCTTGAGATGAGGAATTCATCAGGTGGAACGTTCTCTATCCTAACCTTTCCAACGTAAGTCTCTCTTTTTATTACGAGATCATGCTTGGGGCCATAGTCGTCAGTATAGGGCGTATGCTCCAGTACCTCTATTCCAGGCATGATGATAAGAGCGTTGAACTCCTGCTCGTCAAGGCCGTTATACTCCTCCCTGTTCCAATCCTCGTACTCGTCCCACCAACACTTTACGATACCATTCTTCTGTAGAAGAGCATCAGAGAACCAGGAGTAGAGGATTTCCCAACCCGGATTATCTTTTGTAAAGATGTAATTAACGTAGTCCGTAGCCTGTTCAGCCGCCTCTACATCTTCCGGTCCGACGGGGTTGAATGTAACCATTTCATCACCAGATGCAAACACCCGCATCAATGATGGCTTGATCCACTCAATGGTATCCATTACGGAAGAATCAACGTACTGACTCCTCCCATCCACCTCATTACCAAACGGCAGGCCATAGTAGTATTCCATAGCCTTCTCTCGCTGCTCTGAGAGAGTGCCACCATAACCCAAGGACTCAGTGATCTCACTGTTCACTCTGGCCATTACTTCGCTGTCTGTTGGTTTAGATGATGCCATAATTCTTATATTCTATATCCTGTGTCCATGCCGGGTCTTTGTTTGAGATTGCATATCTTCTCGATAACACTGCATACCTTGTCGCGCTCATAAGATCATCCTTGAATGGAATGACCTTGCCACCTTTTCTGTGGTACATTCTGAACTCTTCAAACCAGTCTGAGAGGGTAGCGAATACATGGAACTTTCCCTGTTCCATATACTGGAGTATATCCATTAAACCTTCTTCAACTGAGTTGCCGCCTTTTTTCTCACCTAATGCGGGAGGGTTGGTAAAGTGGTCCAGTAACATATTACACCCAAGGCTTCTGTATTGTTCAGCCAGTCCGGGATTCCCCATTGAATCTTTGCGATTCCCATCATGCGGCCACGCTATCGGAATAAACCCCGGCCTATTCCTGATCGCGGAAGCATGAACGGAGGGTGTAGCTTTAGACTGACGGTAACAATCATACACATACAACTCGTCTTCGTCCTTGTCCCACGCTACCCATACAACAGCGGTAGGGTGATCGAAGCCGAAATCAATACCGGCTATTCTGGGCCAATGATCTTCCAATCCTATAGGGTCGATAATTATCTTCTCGTCCTGTACGGGGAAAACCAACCCTGACCCGATTGACGGCCTGCCGTATCGCCTCATTTCCCGCTCATGCGGAGAATAAGAGGAGAGAATCTGCTGCATTACATCCTCATTCAGATGCCCTTTCTGTCCTTTAAGCGACATTACTTTCTCAGATGCGTCATCCCAGGTAGCGTTTACAAGGGATTGCCCATACTGAAGATTGTTCATAAAGGACGCAACGGTCTCGGTCATCCCTTGCTCTGGAGTAAAGGTCATGTATACCATGCCTTTACGGTCCAGAGTTCGGGTTACGGCTTGAGAGTAAATATCCCTTCCTGGCTCCTCATCCAACCAGATACAATCGACAGACCTTCCCTGCCACTTCTCAACACCCATTTCATAAGCCTTAAAGAATAAAGATGAGTTCCCGCCGGAAACGTGCTTAATCAAAGCAACGCTTTTTGCGTTAGGGACACCCGGTTTACGTTCTGTTTTTATTATATAATTCTTCGGCACAGTGCCGGAACCAAACGCATCCGGGTCATCGGGGGAACCCAATAATTCAAATTGTACAATGTCTCTAGTGGTCTCATTAGAGACCCCACCTGTCCAGGCTACGATGGGCTGATCGTACTTTCGTCCTTCCCACCAGACGGGGTATAATCCCGTTAAATGATAGGATAACTCCATACTCCCGCAATAGGACTTGCCTATGCGGTTAGCGGCCATGAGGAGCCTCTGGTTGGCTTCTGAGCCTGTCTTGTGGAACTTTGTCTGGTAGGGGTAGGGATCGTAGGAATCAATCCTGTTGAACCTTTCCCGCTGTTTGAGTTCCTTTAGAAGCTCTAACTTTCTAGTGTTTGAGGAGCGCATTCAGCTCTCTCTCTATCTCCTCATTGCTCATGGCTTCTATTGTGGTCGTTTCGATCCTTTCGACGGGTTTAAGTCCACCCCGGTCAAGGAGGTCACGGATGGCACCAAGTCGTACCGATTCGGATTCAGCCGATTCAGCAAGTTCC